GGGTCACTGCCTGATGAAAAGTTATGTGGTCTAGGACATTCTTCCCATTTACCACTACCTTGAATACCATTATCAGCTAGAAACTCTACATAATAATTATCAGCGTCTACATTCTCTGAGTTAGCTATCTGTGCTACATATCCATGCTTACACATTGATGGTAATCTACTCACATCCTGAGCAGTATTACCAATGATGTTCATGTTCTCATTGACAGCACCTCCTAGGAAGTTAACTGTTGGAGCTGCAGTACCATATAGATACATACCACTACCTATAACTTCAGCAGTTACGTTAGCTAAGTTACTGTTAATAGAATCATGAAGAGCTTTTACGATTTTAGCCATACTAAGACTACCCTTATCAGGGTTCTTAGGTGCTCTATACCAAGCTATACCAGCTACACCCTCATAAGTTTCAACTGGTTCTACTGCTACAACCTTGACTCTATATGATATACCTTCAATATTTAAATCAATATAACAACCTAAAGCTGTTGCTTCAGTTGTAGTTTTAATAAGACCACCGTCTTTTAATACAATCTGACATGTATATCTAGTCTTATAAACCTGTGTATAACCTAAGAAATTACTAGAAGAACTACCACCACCGTCATAGTTAGCAGTATTACTATCTACATAACTAGCAGCATTAACTGTTACATGTCCTTCTAAGTTTTCAACATCAACCTGACCACCTGGGACAGTGATATTATTACCACCACTAAATGAGAACTGACCTAAACCAGCATACCTACCATCCTTATTACTGTCATCCCATGTGTTACCATCTGATGTTCCTTTGTGAACTTCTAGTGCAGTAGCACGGTAGTATGTATTTGGTGTTGGTGCAGTTGATCCTGCATATAATGTATACTCAGTGTTATACGCAATGGTATCTAACCTAGCAAAAGCGTAGTCCCCACTGTTGAGAGGGACGCTAGTGTTACCAGCTGTAGTAACCGTCTTCTGCGGATTAGCGATGATCGTATAATCCTGAACTGTTTGGATAGCATAGGGTGCTGTAGCTCCTGATAGATATGCGAATAATGAATCACCTGAACTATTAGTCAGAGATTTTTCTGTACCATCTGCTAAGTCCCATACCCTAATAGGCATAGCACCTGTATTAGCAGGAGTCATTTGAAGTAAATATTTCTCGTCACCATCTCTAATGATCTCATACCAGTAACCAGTACTGTTAGCATTGGTCAGCGTCTTCACAAATTCACCTGGAGGACGCTTCATTAAGCCAAAGGTAACATCAGGTACGGCATTGTCCATGACTCTTACCTGACCTGGGAATTTAATTGTGTCTGGCTGTTGAGATACACCTCCGAGAAAGTTTGGAATACGTTGATTGATTGCTACCATTATCTTCTATTGAGTACTTGATATGGTTTGTAAACACTCGCGGGGTTTGTTCTATACTGAGCATCTTGGAAGATATTATAGTCAGCTTGGTTAGCATCGTACTCCATCGCTAAAGCCCTTGCAAGGCTCTCGTCTGTACCAATAAGTTCAGCAGCCCTTTGATCATTTACCATGCGGTTAGAAGCGATCCTCGAAGCTCTGATGGTTATATAATCCTTGAAGGTCTGTGGTATTTCTTCAAAGTCCATCATCCATATTATGTCACAATATAATTTACCTTGACTTGTGTTTTCAAAATTAAACCTGTGCTCTATATTATCATATAACTTCATGATACCATTGTCACTTCTTTTAGTAACATGGAAATCATTAAGGTGTTTGAAGTGATTTATATCTATTTGTAATACATTGTTCGGAATGATACAATGGTTGTTTACATCAAGATTAACAGGATATTCTGTTTCAGTGTTGAAGACCCAACCTTCTGCTAATACTTCACGGCAGACCTGCCGAAGAGTTTTCTGTGCAATAGCCACTTCGGGGCTTTGAACACTTGTAGTATTAACAGGTGACTCTCCAACACTCATCAGTATAGAGTTGACTGCATCCAGTTCGGTGGACGCTCCATAAGATACGACTGCCATAAGAAAAAAGGGGACCGAAGTCCCCGTATAATAATAAATTTAGAAAGCTGCGTTTCCGTCAGCGTGTCCTGCATAGAGTTCTACACAAGCAGCTGGGTTTAGATAGTCAGCTCCCATTGCCAAGCGTCCTAGAATGACATCTCCCTGATAAATCACGGATACATCACCTGATGTTACTTGGACTTGAGGTCCGATTGCTTCTACAACACCTGCACCTTCCTTCTGGAATATGATTCCACAAGATTTTGTGAAGTCAGCTTGTTGTCCGTACTCATTGTTAATACCTGTAACAGAGTTACGAGCATCTTCAACGGATTGTTGTACGAATGAACCAACGTTACCGACAGCAGGTAGTCCAGGAACTTCAGCACCAGCAGTTCCACCAAGTTTAGTACCGTACTCTCCGAAGAAAGGAACGTTCATAGACTTGTAGATCTTGATGCCAGCGATCTCATAGATGCCTTTACCTGATTGTAAAGCATCACCTTGAGAGTCACGGTTCACTAGATAAGCACCGATGCCAGATCCATCTAGACCCTTGATAAGAGCATAGTATTGGCGAGGGTTTAGTACAGCTACACGTCCGTCAGAGCTAACTCCCTTTTCATCGAGAGCTGCAGCAGCATCATAGAATGCTGTCACGAGCTTATCAGGATCGATTGCGTCAGATGCCTGAGCAGCTGTTCCGACACGTACTTGTGTTCCGCCTGGTTCTACGAATCCAGCCTTAGTAACTGGGCTAGCCTTACGTGCACCCTTTACAAGTGAACGGAAGATTAGTCTGTCATATTTCTGAGCTAAAGCATATCCAATCTTCTTAGATATTTCTCCTCTCAATTCATAGTGAGCCAGAGTTTCATCTAATTCATACACGAATGCTGAACTGATAAGTAGATCATCAACTGTGATGGTCTTCTCTGCTACTGGAGGTGCGCCGTCGCTGTTACCTAAGATGCTATTTCCTGGAGTATGAAATTCAGCTTTAGTGTGACCCGTGTAGATGAACTGCAAAGATTTGCCGTTTCTTAGGGTACGCTTTGTTACCAGATCACGTGCGATTGCATTGTGCTGGAAGCCTTTGAACATTTCTCCAGAGAACAGCTTAAGATACAGCGCCCTAGCGTCACCTGTGGCGTTCGATTGACCCGGACGGGTTAGCGAAGCCTGGTGGTCTGTTGACTGTTGAGCCATTTTCTGTTATTTTAAAATGTAAATGTGTATTATAACCTATCCCAACTAGTTAGAATTTAAAATTTGTGGTCTATCCCACCGTCTAGACGGCATAGGGTATCCAGCGTACTGGGCCGATGCCAATGAAAAGGAGGTCCGACTCTGAGGTGCCTCCGTTCCGATCACTCTCCTAAGAGAGCTTCTTCTAATGACTGAGGTTCCCATTCTTCTTCTGGAAGAACAAGCTCTTCAGTCTCATTGTTCATGTAATCATCAACTGCTTTCGCAATCTTCTCACCTTCAGTAGGTTCTTCTGGGGTGAAGTAGGTTACGCTAGCTTTTGCTTGATCGCTTTGTTGTGACATTTGGTTTCTCCTTAACAGGTTCGAGTTGTTTTATCTGGGATTGAAGGTGGGCCAAAGAATCTCGTAGGCTTGATTTACGGCGATTATATGCAGCTTCAAGTTCTTCTTCTTGATTTTTGATTGTTTGGATTTCTTCATTTACCTGCTTAATCCGAAGGTCGTTGAGTTGGTTTTCTGATACGACAACGACTGTTCGTACAGGAGGTGACAACATATAGTCAAATAGTGAGTACATTAGTATTCATCTGTAAGTGGGCATTCGGGGCAAGATCTACAGTGCTGATGTTCTTTCATATGTAGACCTTCTACTAAAATAAAAAACCCCAAGAGCATGATAACACATGCCCAAGGGGAATTTAAATATTTCATTTAGAACTTATACTTGGCACCAATTTTTGTACCATAAGCTGTATCAGCTACTTCATCAGTGATGAATGATACTTCTCCATAAACATCTAACTTCTCGTTAGCAGCTACGGAAGCTCCGAGCTTACCAGAGAAATCAGTTGATCCGTCTACAGCATCGCCGTTAACAAGTGCTGGGCCACCTTGAATATAATATCCAAGTTGTCCTACTTCACCTTCATAACCTACGTGCAAGTCGGTAGTTCTGGATGTGTAATCATTTCCAGTGTAGGAAGCATTCGATTCAACGTTGACATAAGTGCCAGCCATTGCAGGAGCTGAAGCGAGAGTTGCCGCTAGGGCTAGTGCAATTTTCATAATCTTTATTTGTGTGTAGTAATTGGTTTTTTGTTATACTTCACGCCACGATAGGTTAAAGTCATAGTGATACCTTAAGCTACCAAGACCCCGTTCCTTGCCTTGGTTGTCATGCGTCCATGAAATGGATGAACGGACGTAGCGTGCCTAGAAAATTCCAGGTATTATTTGTCCTGTAAAGAGGTAAGCACCGACTGCAGCATTAAAACCAATCATTGCTAACCAACCATTAACTCTCTCAGCATTTTGAAAATACTCAGAAGGAGTAGGTGGTGTGATAACTTCGATAGGTGGCTCAGCTGCGTGTACGTTACTAGGCATTAGTAAGAAATAGTATGTATGGGCATGGCGGTTACGATTATTTCGGGCCGCCACTAACTTTATTTCTTAGGTGGCCTACCTTTTTTGGTACCATAGGTACCCTTTCCTTTAGGCATTATACTTTTAGATTAGAGAGTTCAAGTTTTCTACGAACATCATCACGGTATGATTCATCGTTGTCATACAATGGGTTGTTCATATCTCTTACTACCTCAGCCATGCTGCGATAGGTTGGGGTTGGTGATTGCTTACCTGTAATCAGTGTAGAGTCACGACCCTGTGCGTCTTCGTATTGTCCCATAAGTGCTTTGACTGCAAATGTTACAGCTGCTTTGTTTCCAGTTTCTATAACTTCATCAAAATTCTTAGCATCAGCATCGGATAAGTTATCAGTAGCCCATGACATGAGTGCCTCATAACCTTTATCTCCACCTGCTATACCTTTGAGTTCAGTAACTTCTTGCTCGTTAAGTGAAGGAGCTACAGCGTCAGGTTGTGAACTATCATAACCAGTCTGCTGTCTCACACCCTCAAGATATGAATCAACTATAGACTTATTAAGACCTGCCTTACCTAAGGTATCATACATATCCTCACTGAGAGTACCATTATTCTCCATGAAATGTTCATTCATTTTGAATGGATCTATCTCAGCATTCTTAAATATGTTAGAGACCTGTTCACCATAGACATCGTTAGCCACATCGTAGTTAACTGAACCATCTTCCTTATAAAAGGTAGCTGGATCTAATTGCTGTGGCTCATCGGTAGTCTCTTCTGATGCTTCTCTTTCAAGACCTTGGTCCTTATCACCTAGTTTCTTTTCAAGTTCTTTGTAAGCACTCTCTAAGTCTTCAGTTGTCTTGTACTTTCCAGCTAGTAAGTTCTCTTGTTCAGTGACTAGTTTCTCACCGACTTCTAGATTCTCAGCATCTCTGGCTGCATCCTGTTCCTCAATGATTGTATCATTAGAAGGATCATATGTAACTGTTTGTGTTGGCATAGTTTAACCTTGTGGTGCGGGTTGTGGTTGTCCTCCTCCCATTGCTCCAGTCATAGCTTGCATAGCTGGTATAGCTTCTGGGTTTTTACTTGGGTCCATTGCAGGAGAACTTGCAAATTGACCTGCTTGACTCATTAACGAGGCTTGCATTTGTTGTTGCTGTGCTTGCTGTTGTTCTTGTTGCTTCTCTTCCATACTCTTAACCAAGTTAAGAACATCAATACCTTGAGCAGCAGCAAGACGCTTAATAGCTTCATCAGGATTCAGTAGACTTTTCAGTGCTTCCGGTCCCATGGTTTGTGCGATAGTAGTTATGAATTGAATCAATGAATCTCTATCACCTGCACGTCCTAATGCATTAATACCTGCTACAATAGTAGGTCTAACTAATCCTTTAGGTAGTGTAGGTATCTGCTTACCTCTTTGTAAGGTATGCATCTTACGATTCAAGTATGGTATCAAGAACTCAACAGTTAACAGTGAGAATAAACCACCTAGCTGTTGTTCTAATTCCATCTGTGTCATCTTAACTTCTTCAGCTGTAGTCCTTTCAGAGTCTCTTACATTCATAATCAAGAAGGCTTCTGCGAGACGCTTCTCTAATGTATTGACTAACTGATAGGCAGTCTGGAAGTCAGCACTCTTACCTACTTGTATCACACCCACGTCATCAGGACGGCCTTGTATTATAGCACCGTTACCTGCATTTGCTAGTGTTGCTGGCTTAGTCACAGAGCTAGGAGATACTGTGAAGACAACCTTAGCTGCAGCTGCTGACCCTTCAACAAGAGCCTGCATTAATGCTTCTAATGATTTCAAATCTCCAAGGAACTCTTCTACTCTAGACCTACCATAGTCCTCACCGTCTACTGTTACAAAACGTAATGGTAGCCAAGGACTTTTATCTTTAGGAGCCTTACCTTCACTGTCAGGTATCACAATATCGTGTGTTTCCTGCCACCACTGCCAGCCTTTCTTAGTATACTTGATGCATGTATATACATCAACATCTTTTTTATTGCTGGAAGTGTCGTCATCAACAACGGTATCTTCTGGGATTGTGAATCCCATAGGCAGTAAGTCTCTACTTATTTTTTCTTTAGTAACTATCTCACATACTAATCCGTTACCATCTCTCTCTACCACGTAGCGGTTAAGGGGGTACATTTTCATACCATCCTTACCCATGTAAACTAAGGCATTGCCTGTCACTACGAGGTGTTTAATTGCTGAGAATATCTGAACACGATCAGTTGATGCTGCGATAGCATCCATAATCTGACGTTCAATCTTAGCAAAGCTTAGATCTAGTTCACTCTTACTTTCTGGGGGTATCTCCACTCCTAACTTAGAGTCATCTAATTGAAGTTTGAAGAAACTTGTAGAGGGAGGTAGTAAACCCAGCATTAATTTAGATGCTAGGGTCACTACCCCTTTAGCTCCCACTGACTGCCACGGTGTTTTAAACTGTGAGTAGTTAGGAGGAGACTCATTCCTCATAAGTAGTGTAGGTATCGTCAGCTCTGCACATTCGTAAGCAACATTTAGAAATTGGTCACGGTCAGTTGATAGCTCACTGTATCTTTGCCGTGCGTTTTTCATCATGTTGTTGTACCGCCTCCGCCTGCACCTGTGTTAACACCTGATCCTGTTGTTGGTGTATTTACACCGCCTTCAGCAGGTTTCTTAATTTGTAATTGGGTTGTACCCTTTGCTCTTGTTTTCTTTTGTACCTTCTTAGCAGTCACCTTAGCCTTACGCTTAGTCTCATCCTCACTGAATGGGGCTGGTGTTGGGGCTGCTGGTGGTTCTACTGGGGCTCTCACCACTTGCTGAGGAGCTGGTGGTGGAGTAGGTGGAGCACTAACTGGTGGAGCTGGTGTACTTCTATTGCCGCCACCAAATATTGAGCTAATAATTCCGCCGCACATAATTTATTCGTCCGATAAGTGTTGTTTTAATAGTCTTATTACAGAGATCTGACCTGCTCGATATGAGATCTCCTTATCGGAGAGTGAATGGTCAGGAAATTTGTCGGGAAACTGCGAGTCAAGGTCTTCGAGGAAACGCTCAAGGCGTCCCCACTCAAGCGTATTTTGGGAGGTTTGTATTTGCATGTTCAAAAAACGCGGGTTGTCTAGCGTTACGTGTCTCAGAAAGCTGTGGTGCTTTGCCTTCATACATTAGACGGTCGCTAGAATCGGTCCAAAATTTTCTATCTAAATATTTGTCTTGGGTATTTGTACCTAGGGGTTCCATAATCCAGTTAATGGTGGCCTTCCTAAGTTTATCCAAAGAAGCACTAGGACGTAGCCCCAGCTCATGGCATACAAGGCTATTACATCCGACATGGATCTGTTCGTCGCGACTGATATCTGCCGATACTGTGCGAAGACCAGCATCGCCATTAAACCTAAAGAAAGGGAGAAGAACAAAGAAGATTGCACGTTCTGTTACCAAAGCTTTAACGAGCGTGTGGTCAGGATGGGATACCCATGCGTCCCGTAGTCTACCTGCTTCTGCCTCGGCCTTTTTATCAGTGCCCAAAGCGTCGGCGATATAACCGAGAGCAAGATCATGGTTGTCTTCATCTTTAACATTGGAGATTAGTAGTTTTCTAGCAGATTCGGGAATACCTTTTTCAAGACCTTCCGTAATGAAGGCACCCACAGGTAACTCCAGACAACGTATTGCCAGAGCACGGTAGATGGCCTCTTCTGCTCCAGGTCGTAACTGACCTTTTGTGGTTTGAACGGGGGACCACTTTCTTTTACGTTCAAATAGTTTATCATAAGGATTTTTCATTCTTGACAATCACATGTAATGGGTTCGTTTAGGAGACCCTCTAAGTAATCATTGACTTCAGTTTCATCTAAGGCAGCGTACTCGCTACTCTTGTCCTGTACGTCACCCATTACTTGAAGGCTGTAGTACATGGAGGTTTGAGGTGAACTCAACCACTCTTCCACGAACGCATTGTCGTAGGCTACTACGTCCGACCATGAGTTGAACGAATATCCGTGAAGAAGTCCTGTATTATCTAATAGTTTCACAAAGCCGTCTGCTACTTTTTTATAAGCATCCCAGCCGACCTCGCTGGCGATCTCAACATCGCCATGGTTGTATGTTTTAACTCCAAAGGTACCACTGTCACGATCGACAGTACGTCCTATTGGGGGTGCAATCTCAGGCGCACAAGTATATCCATCTAGATCTTCACTTGCATAAGCACATGATGCGGTAGGAGCAATAGCAAATGCTCGTACCATTTTAGCAGCACTAGCTGATTGTGCAGCTAACTGTATTCCTGATCTTAATTCTCTAACAATACGATCTGCAGTAGTAGTACCGCCTGATCTTTCCAGTGCATCACCGAACTCAGCGTATGTTACCCCGTTGTGACGGAGGAAATTCGCGAGTCCAAGGAATCCAAGTCCGACCTGCCTGTCTGTTTCGGGTGGCAGGTACTCTCCAGATTCTCCAACACCTGTTCGGCCATGAAGATCGCACAGCGATTGCATAGCTGTAAAGATAGCCTCTTGTAAGCCGTTGATTTGACAGGCACCGAGATTGACGTGTTGTAGGAGACAAGTTCCTCGT